CATGGCGATTATGAAGAAGAGATTAAAGCGATCTCGGATTATAGAAATCCAGAGAGGCTGGAAGAGTGGAATGAGGATTACCCGATAGAAGTATTTCCAGAAGTAGAAGAAGAGGATGAGGAAGAAAAACTGGACCAAACCATCGTTGATTCCTCTGTTGGAGATATATGCTATAAAAAAATCATAAAGGAGATCAAGTGCGAAAAAATAGGAGATCAGAGCTTTATTGATAGATATGGCAGGAGAAGAAGCCAGACCATTACCAATCATCTTATTCAGAGCAGGAATACCTGCAAGATGATTATAGATGATTACATAAATAAATTTCAGATATTGAAATTAAAGGTTGCCATAGATTATGATATCCCGATACCTTTTGAGCGGGAGGATGTCATCTTATTAGGTGATGGAAAGCATAAATTTAGAGAAGATGGGGAAGGATTGATTCCCTTTAAAGCTGATGGTAAAGGTGAAATTTTACAGGCGAAGTATATGCTGACTAAAATTAGGAAGATCGATAGCAGATATGTTTCGGGAAGTGAATTAATATTAGGTTTAGAGTTGGAGGTATAAGATATGGCTAATCATAAATATACACAAGAGAATGCCGGGGGCGGTAGGGTTGCCGCTGGTTTGGATTATGTAGACGAAGTTAATATAGCAAATGAACTAAGACAGATTGTGGAAGACCTCGCTGTTATTGTAGGGCAGATTAAATTAGGGGATGGACAATATCCTGCCGATAAGACTGTGGGAATATTAGCGACCAATGTGAAAAAGAATAATTTTGAAGCGACAGATTATCCTCTGGTGGCCGATGACGAGACTAAAGGGTATAGTAAGGGGAGTCTCTGGATATATGATGAAGAAGCTTATATTTGTACTGATGCAACTGAGGGATTCGCTATATGGAAACAGATAACTGAAGAAGCAATTTCATAGGAAGGAGTTGAAACAGATGATCAGGAAAATGATTATAATAATGATTTTGATTACATTTATATTTCCGATATCGATTTTTTCTCAACCATCTGATTTGACAGATAGAGAGTTATTGATTCAATTATTTGAAAAGATAAATTTTATCGAGGAATCAGTTAAACGTATTGAGAATAATTCCGAAAATGTTACTGTGAATATTAATCTCATGGAGAAGAGAATAACCAAAAATGAGATAAGCATCGCAGGATTTTATGATAAACTCGGGGAATTGGTAGCAAGGTGGAATACCCTTTTAGGTCTTTTTGTGGCTTTCATTACTGGAATATTCATCTGGATGTGGAGAAAAGCATACAATGATAATAAATCGGTTAAAAAAAGCAAATAGATTAATAATTAAATTAAGATTAATAAGGAGATTCTTAGTCCTGATAATGGCAGTACCATTTCCTATGATTATCATACATGCTTATAAGATGACTTTATTAGGTAAATTTGAATTTACTGCTCCTTTTGCAATGGTGATGAGTACCTGGGGAATAATAATCGGATATATCATAAAGTTCTATTTCATGGGAAAAGGAGATGAGGCAGATAATGATTAAAGAAAAGATGAGATGTCCCTGTCCAGAATGCAAAGATAAACCCTATGAAATAAATGCTTTGCTTCTGGAATTACTATATAAGTTATTCCAGAGATTAGCAGAAATGGGGAAAATTGCAAGAATTAATAGTGGATTAAGGTGTATTATTTATAACGCAAGTGTGGGCGGTTATGCTAACTCTCCACACGTATTCGGTAAAGCTGCCGATATCAAGGTAGAGGGAATGTCTCTATTGGAGTTAGCAAAGCTATGTGTCAAGATAGGATTTTTGAGGGTAGGAATATATCCTAATCATGTGCATGTGGATGTAGTAAGTCCTCATCCTTCTAAATTCTGGTACCTAAAGAGTTATGGGAGTAAACCAATTTATTCAGGTAAGGAGAAAAACCTTGAAAAATTCTTAAAAAAAGTGAGGTGATAAAGATGAATGAGAATACATTTATAATTCTGATTCTGATTATATGGATATTTGCAATAGGATATATATTATATTCAAAGTACATGAAGAAAGATAAAATTAAATCAGTCGAGCTTTCAGAAGAAGAAATAAAAACCTTTCATATATTTCCTGATTATCCCAAAGATATGCCTTATGAATGTAAGTCCGGAGAAGAATTCCATTTTATAGTAAAGGGATATACTGATATAGATGAAATCAGAGAAGTGCCTATAAATGGAGATAAGGTTATCTGGGATTATACTAAAGGCAATGGTGCATTCAGAGGTAATAGAAACTTAAAGACGGGAATATATACAGGAGATTCAATATATTTTATAACTCCAGAAATCACTGACCCCTACAAAAAAGAAAAATTGATATTTATTTCAGCGCATTACATGGGTCTTACAGATGCTACTTGGATAAAAGTAGTCAGATAGAGAAAGAAAGGAGAAAAATATGTTAATCAATTATCTAAAATTAGCTTACAATATAATTACGGTAATTGCTATTGTATTCTTTATTTTCCATCCCAAAGATGTTTTAGGGTTTTGGGTGATAAATATAAAGAAAGTATGTCTAAATATATGGAAATTACTTAAAAAAATATTCAATAAATAAAAAGGAGAATAATGTTTAACAGGAAAAAATATATGAAAGAATACAATAGACAATACCGTCTTGATAATATGGAAAAAATAAAAGAATGTAACAAAAAATATTATCAGAATAATAGAGAAATAATATTAAAATATGTGAAAGAGTATCAAAAAGAAAATAAAGAAAAGGTTTTAAAATATAAAAAACAATATCGTATTAATAACAAAGAAAAAATAGCTGAAAATCTAAAACAATATTATTTTGATAATAGAGAAGCAATATTGAAAAGCGAAAAGCAGGATTATCCCAAAAATATAAAAAGAATAGCTAAATATAATGGGCAATATTACCTTAAAAATAAAGACAAAATAATCAAATGTACTAAACAATATTATCAAGAGAATAGAGAAAAAGTAAGAGAAAATAAAAAATACTATGAAAGGAATAGACGCAAAAAAGATATAAAATATAATCTTAATGGTAAGGTTGGAATGATGATAAGGTATTCATTAAAGGGAAATAAGAATAGAAGACATTGGGAAACTCTAGTAGGTTATACCTTAAATGATTTAATGAAAAGACTTAAAAAAACAATGCCAGAAGGTTATGCCTGGCAAGATTATTTAGATGGTAAACTTCATATAGACCATATTATACCAATATCTGTATTTAATTTTGATAAACCAGAACACATTGATTTTAAGAGATGTTGGGCTCTGGAGAATTTAAGACTATTATCAGCAAAAGAAAATAATTATAAAAGAGCCAAATTATATAAACCGTTTCAACTATCATTATGTATTTAAAAAAGGAAGTGATAAAAATGAAAAAGACCATAAGCATAATCGTGGCTTTGGCCTTAATAATAGCTCTTGCTTTTCTCGGGTATGAAGGATATCAGGCATATCAGGATTGGAAAGCGGGAAGAACCAAACAGATAAAGAGTGATGAATTGAGATTGATAGAATTATTGAATGATAATCAGGAAGCAATTGTCAAGCTCTATACCAAGATAGCAGCAGTGGAGAAGAAGGTAATAGGCGATACCCTAAAAGAAACCGTCGTAGTAAAGGAAGAAGCCCCAACTTATGAATCGAAGAAAGAAGAACTAATAGAACTTAGAAAAGACCCCGAAGTTAATGAAGAAAAGATAAAGGTTGCGAGAGTAGAATTTGAAGAAAGGATAAATGAGTTTCAGGAAAGTCCTGATAAGATACTCATTAATACCGGAGAAGAGAAGATTGTAATTTATGAAGATGATCAGGGGAATCTTGTATCTTTGGAGAGTGGAATTACTATTACTAGACATCGGGATGCAGAGGAAGTAATAAAAGAATTGAAAGCTGGAACTACGATAGAGAAGGAAGATGATAAAAAATATGAACTTAGCTTTAATGCGATATATGATTTGGATGATAAATCTTTTTATCCCGGATTGAGTTACCAACTATGGGATTGGAGAAGATTCAGTTTAAATATTACCGGATATGATTTCGATAACATCAAGGGGGGATTAGATTTATGTTATAACATAAGCGATAATCTCGTAGTGGGAGCAGGAATGAATTTGTTTGAGATAGAGAATTTTGAATTTAATTTAGATAAATATTATTTAAAAGCAGGAATCGAATTTAGCTTTTAATGAAGAAAGGAGTTGATTTAAATGGCAGGTAAATTATCAATTGTTGTGGTAAATGAAATATTAGACCATGTATTAAAAACTGGGGCATTTGCTCAACCAGATCATCTACAGTTTAGCTTATGGAATGGAGATCCCGAAGGGGCAGGAGTAGAATGTTCTGGTGCAACCTATGCTCGGGTACAATGTGATGATTGGAATGCGGCTGTCCCGGCTACCAGAAGCATAAAGAACACTTCTCAAGCAGACTTTCCAGAAGCAGGAGCTGATTGGGGTAATATAAATTATATCGGAATACATGGTGTTATTACAGAACCAGAATCTACATATTTAGTCGGAAAACTCGCGATAGAGGAGATAGCTGTTACTTTGGGAATGAACTTATATATCGAAGCCGAAATAATAGAGGTAGCATGGTTGACTGGTGGAGTCTGTAATACTTGGGCAGCATTGATGTTGGACCATATCTTTATGAATACCCCATTAGAGCAACCGACTAATCTTTATCTTGGTTTATCGATTGCTAATCCTGGCAATGATGTCGCAGGGATTGATGAGCCAATAGGGAATAATTATTCAAGATCGATCCACAATACCTGGAATATAGCATCTGCAAAAGCGACCAGTAATAATGGAATTTTAGATTCTCCGGTGGCTTCGGGGCCTTGGGGCGTGATTTCTCACTCGTTTATCTCTGACCATTTGGATAGCGTATTGATAGCCAACATCATATTCTATGGGGCTTTGGAAACTCCACTTACTATTGGAGATGGCGATAAATTAAGATATCCTGATACAGATTTAGATATTGTAGTTGATGCAACATAAGTATACTAGTTAAATAATATATAAAATATAATAGGTGAATAATATGAAAATAAGAATTAAAATACAAAGAAACCAAATGCACCATTCTATAGATGATGGAGAGCTTTTTTGCAGTTCGATATGTCTTTGCCTGATTATCCCGATTTGCCCATAGAAGAAAACAATATTATGAGAACAGACTTTAATAACTGGAATCTGATTGATTTTACCTTAACTGATGTATAGGCTTTGAAGGTGGTAATATGACTGTAGAATTTGTAGATATAAGAGAAGTAACGGTGGATGGTGGAACAAGTATCACCATACAGATTCCTGCGTTGGCTTCTGCTGGTGATTTACTTATTGCCTACATAGCCAAAGATAACGATGTAGCGATATATGAAACTGGTGATTATTCCAAGTGGAATATGCTATACAACATCATAGATGATGGTGCGACCTGTCTATATCTCGCTTGGAGAATTGCCACAGCAGATGATGTAAGCGGTGCAGTGAGCTGGACTTGGAACGCAGACTCCGAAGACTGGGTAGGGGAGATACTTTGCTATTCGGGGGCTGACACGACCAATCCTATTCACGCTTCGGGTAGTAATTATGGAACAAGTAATGCTCCTACCGCTCCTTCGGTAGCTTTTACCGACTTAACAGCAGGGAGTTTAGTTTTACAAGTCTTTGGTTGTGATTTTGACGATACACCAAGAACACTTCCTGGACATTTGACAGAAAGATTTAATCAACATCAAGCTGCTGACATTGGTGGCGCTGGAGGGGATATAGATGTTTCGTCTCTGCCAAATTGGGATGTTTCTACGGCAGTCTATTCCGGTAAATCTTTCTATATAGGTTCTCAATCTGCTGGTGGACTTAGTGTTTGTTTTAAACCTGATGGTTTTATTATGTATATTGTAGACTACTTTATTACTACTATTTTTCAATATACTCTCTCTATTCCTTGGGATATTTCCACAGCAGTTTATTCTGGAAAATATCTTGATGTAGGAAAACAAGACAGTGGCTCGATTGCTATTTCTTTTAATCCTGACGGTTCTATAATGTATATGCTAGGCCATGACACGAATACGGTTTTCCAATATGATTTATCTTCTTCAAAAAAAAATAAACGTGCTAAACCACCTTCTCCTGGCTCTACCCCTTGGGATATTTCTACCGCAGAATATAACCGTATAAAATTAGATGTATCTGCTCAAAATTATTATTCCGAGGGATTATTTTTTAGTTCTGATGGTTCAAAGTTCTATACTTTAGATAGTCTTGACGATACAGTTCATCAATATAATTTATCCGTTCCCTGGGATATTACTTCTGGTTTATATTCCGGTAAATCCTTTAGGCCAGGCTACCCGGATTTAGAGCCTAGAGATATATTTTTCAGTCCTGATGGTACAAAGTTCTATACTGTAACTCTTGATACCAATATGGTTTATCAATATAATTTATCAATCCCCTGGGATTTGTCTACTGCAAGCTATTCTAATATATTTGTATATATAGGAGATTCTGATACCTCTCCTTACGGTTTATCTTTTAGTATTCTTGGTTCTGAAATGTATATTTTAGGATTGGTTACCAAAACTTTATATCAATATACTTTAGTAGTTAATGTAGTAGATTCAGCAGTATTCGGAATACCTGCCTCACAAGAATGGTCAGCAGCTACGTTAGTGATTGAGGCGGCAGCAGTAGCGGGTGAGATAAAACTTGCATCTTCAATATATTCTCTGGCTTCTCTCATTAGTGGAACATTAATAAAGGGCAAGACCGAGATTGCTTCATCGACTTACAATTTAGAGACTTTAGTATTGGGAGCATTGTATAAGAAGTTATTGGCTTCATCGGTTTATTCCTTGCGAACAGATATATCTGGAGTATTAGACAAGGGGAAGGTTGAGCAGGCGTATTCTTCCTATCAATTAGTTACAGATATAATCGGGGAACTTGCCAAAGGTGAAATCGGTTTAGCTTCTTCTGTCTGTTCATTGTCCATTGATATAACCGGGATTTTAGGCAGGGGCAAAATTGAAGAAGCCACTTCCACAATAGGGATATCAACTTTAATTTCTGGAGAATTAAGAAGTGTAATAATTAAAGAAGC